AGAAATTAATCCAAATGCTAAAACATTTGATGATTTAACAGGAGAACAACAAGCTACTTATAGAGAAAATATGAAAAATCAAATGATTGATTATCTACAATATTTTTATCAAAAATCTGGCGTTGAACGAGAAGACATACAATCTCTTGTTGATGAACTATCTAGTAAAAAAATTAGTAGTGGAAAAATTAAAAAAGCAACAGGAGGACCTATTGAATTATCTCCAATGCCAAGAGTAGATTTTAACGGCGGCGGTGCAGTTGGTGCTGATGATAACTTTGCAGCAGAGCTAGAATATTTTTTATTAAACCCTGATGCTGAATTACCAAAGGCAGACAGTTACAGAGAAACCATGAACCCTGTTGCGTTAGTAAATGACATGATCGATCCAAGAAACTATGCATACTACGGAGATAGATTAGCAGAGATTGGTATTAGAATTGGTGAGTTTGGTACAAGAGTTTTACCTGCACTTGGTCAGTTGACCGCGGATCTTGTACAAAGACCTGCATTTAAAGTTACAGGCGGCACGGGTCAAGGTTATGTTCAAGACTACACAGATGTAATGCCATCTAATATTAAAGGTACAGGAATCTTTTCTGAGTTCTTAGATAATTTAGTTGGAACAGAAGGTACAAAAGTTATTACAGAAAAAACAGGGTTAGCAGATTTAATTAGATCAGAAGAACAAAAACAAAAAGATAGAAGATCAACGATTGGTCCTAAAGTATTAGCGGATCAAGTAACTCTTGGTGCAGAACTTACAGCACCTATATTTCCTGGTTTAAAATTATTAAAAGCATATGCTAAAAATAGAAAACTACCTGTAGATGATACGACTAGACAAGTTATGGAAAAAGAAATTGATGAAGTATTAGCAACACAAAATGTAACACGAAGAGACTTTCTTAAAGTTGCAGGTGCTGGTGGTGCAGTAGTTCTTGCTAAGATGTTAGGCTTTGGAGATGAACTTGCAACAGCAACCAAGGTTACCGAAAAAGTTGCAAAAGATACCGTAAGTGGAATACCTACATATTTTCCTGATTTAATTAGTATAATTAAAACAAAAGGCAAAGATGTTACAAAAAAAAGTGCTACTAAAGATTTAGAAAATGTGTATGAATACAAAGGATTTGATTTATATGAGGATGTTGCAACTGGATCAGTGAGAGTAGAAAAATTAGATTATTTAGCTGATAATGATTTGATTACAGAAAGACAAATTTTAAGTTTGACAAAAAATCAAGGTGATGAAACTACTAAAATGAAACCAGCTGATGAGTATGAAGAAGTTACTGAAGTTAATTCTAAAATATACAAAGATAACTATAATGACCCAGATTATGAAGAAGGCATTGATATAGAGGAAATATTAAGGTTTATAAAAAATGAAAAAATTAACTAAAACAATACCACCTAAAAGAGGACCTAATCCACAGGGGTTGAATATTCCTCTAAAACAAGTTAAAGTGGATGATACACCGGAGAAAATAAATGGCAGATATAGACAAATCGTTACCAAACGTAAAAACATCGATCGAGGTTGATCCTCAAGAAGAAATAGAAATCGAACAGGAGAAAGCTTTAGAGGCTGAAGACCCTGGCGTAGAAGTTACACCTAATGAAGACGGTAGTGTTGAAGTTAACTTCGATCCAAGTAAAGTTAATATAGAAGGAACAGAAAATCACTTCGATAACTTAGCAGAATTATTACCAGAAGATATTACAGACCCAATTGGATCTGAACTTGTAGAAAACTACATGGATTATAAAGCTTCTAGAAAAGAATGGGAACAATCATACACAACTGGTTTAGATCTTTTAGGATTTAAATATGAAAATAGAACAGAACCTTTTCAAGGAGCTAGTGGTGCAACTCACCCAGTTCTTGCAGAAGCTGTTACACAATTTCAAGCTGGAGCTTATAAAGAATTATTACCTGCAGAAGGACCTGTTAGAACTCAAGTAGTAGGTAACCCTGATAGAGAAAAAGAAGCTCAAGCTAACCGTGTTAAAGATTACATGAACTATGAGTTAATGGAAAAAATGCAAGAGTACGAACCAGAGTTTGATCAAATGTTATTTCATCTACCATTAGCTGGATCTACATTTAAAAAAATTTATTATGACGATTTATTGGGAAGAGCTGTATCAAAGTTTATCCCAGCAGATGATTTAGTCGTTCCGTATTCTGCTACCTCATTAGAGGATGCGGAAGCGATTATTCATACATTAAAAATTTCAGAAAACGATTTAAGGAAACAACAAGTAAATGGTTTTTATTCTGATATTGAATTAAGTAAACCACAAAGTGTTACTAGAGATGAAGTAGCAAATAAAGAAAGAGAATTAGAAGGAAGTCAAAAAACTGGTAAACAAGAAACAATTTATACTTTATTAGAATGTCATGTAAATTTAGACATAGAAGGTTTTGAAGATAAAGATGCTGAATTAAATACTACAGGAATTAAATTACCTTATATTGTAACTGTCGACGAGACTTCAAGAAAAGTTTTATCAATTCGTAGAAACTACGAACCTACAGATCCAAAAAGAAATAAAATCCAATATTTTGTACATTTCAAATTTCTACCGGGACTAGGATTTTATGGTTTTGGATTAATCCACATGATTGGCGGATTGAGTAGAACTGCAACTGCTGCACTCCGTCAATTGTTGGATGCAGGAACATTATCTAACTTACCTGCTGGATTTAAGCAGCGTGGTATTAGAGTAAGAGATGAAGCCGCTCCACTACAACCTGGTGAATTTAGAGATGTAGATGCACCTGGTGGTAATTTAAGAGATGCGTTTATGACTTTACCTTACAAAGAACCTTCTACAACTTTGCTACAGTTAATGGGTGTTGTTGTACAAGCTGGTCAAAGATTCGCGGCTATTGCTGATATGCAAGTGGGTGATGGTAATCAAGGCGCTGCAGTAGGAACTACTGTTGCACTTCTTGAGCGTGGTTCACGTGTTATGTCTGCTATTCACAAAAGATTATATTCAGGTATGAAACAAGAATTTAGATTATTATCTAAAGTCTTTAAAACTTATTTACCACCTGTTTATCCTTTTGATGTTGTTGGTGGACAAAGAGAAGTTAAACAAATGGATTTTGATGACAGAGTAGATATCTTGCCTGTTGCAGATCCAAATATATTTTCAATGGCACAAAGAATTTCTATGGCCCAAACTGAATTACAACTTGCAACATCACAACCACAATTGCATAATTTGTATCAAGCTTACAGAAAAATGTATGAAGCATTAGGTGTAAAAAATATTGATCAAGTTTTACCGCCTCCTGCTCCAATGCAACCAATGGATCCAAGTCTAGAACATATAAATGCTTTGGGTGGAAAACCTTTTCAAGCATTTCGTGCTCAAGATCACAGAGCACATATTACATCTCACTTAACTTTTATGTCTACTAACATGGTTAGAAATAATCCACAGATTATGGCTGCTATTCAAAAGAATATTTTAGAACATATTAGTTTGATGGCGCAAGAACAAGTAGAATTAGAGTTTGCAGAGGGTATACAACAGATTCAAATGCTTCAACAACAGGCTCAACAAGACCCACAAGCTCAACAACAACTACAAAAAATGTCTCAAGACATAGAAGCAAGAAAATCTGTGTTAATTTCTGAACTAACAGCTGATTTTGTTAAAGAAGAAAAAGAAATTACATCACAATTTGATTCAGACCCATTACTAAAACTAAAATCACGTGAAGTTGACCTACGTGCAATGGAAAATGACAGAAGAAAAGAAGCTGATGAAGCAAAAGCAGACCTTGATAGAGCAAAATTAGTTCAAGCAAGAGATATTTTTGATGATAAGCTAGAACAAAACCAAGATTTAGCGGAATTAAGAGCTGGAGTAAGTCTTGCAAAAAAAAATAATAGTAATATAAATTAGTAAAGGTAAATATTATGATAAATTATAAAAAATCAAAAGATGTTAACATTCCTGAGCAGAATATAGAAGTAGATTCTAGATCTAAGACTACTGCTGATGGTGCTTTCAACTATATTCCTACTGGAGACAAGGAAAAAGTTAGAGGAACTAAAAGAATGTTAGCTGACAAGAAAAAAACAGCTACTTGGTACTAACATGTGGTTATCGGCAATTAAATTAGCCGTTTCTGCTGGTAGTAAAATTTATGCTAACAAGCAAAAGACGAAAATAGCTATGTCAGATGCACAGCTTATGCATGCATCTCGTATG